GTGAAGAACATGTCGGCTTCAAAGTGCCGGTGCGTCTTCATGGCCCTAGCCATCGTGCTTTTACCGCTTCCGGGCAGCCCGCGAATCAAAACCAGTTCCATCATTCCTCCTTGAGTTCTAACACGTTGTGCCCCTCGGGTGCCGTCATGCCTGCGGCGTCCAGCCCCACAGCTTTTGCGTTATATGTCAGCCCAGCCAATCGTCGCCTCGCGATCTTTGTATCTGGCGAGTTCACGCCTGCATTGCACAAGTTGCGCTATCAGGTCGTCACGCTCCGTCCGTAGTTTTTCTCCTCGACAACGTGATGTTTCTCCAGGCTCCGCCCCGCAATACGGGCACTTTCTGCCGGTTTCAATCTGTTTCCCGGCCTCATAGGTAATTGTTTTGTGTTCCATCATTTCCTCTATTGTCAATCAACCCATTCTAAAAAGCGCACGGCATTATTGCCATTTTGTCAGTTACTTTCATGCTTATGATTTTTCCTTTTTAGATTTGGGTGAAAATGTGCTTCTTTATACTAAGATGACCGACCTTGTCCGCGTCGCGCTTTAGGTGCTACTTGGCAAGAGCAGTAGTATACCACTGTTGTTCTTAAAAAGAAAGACGTGCACAAGGCCAGGCCGTGGGTTTATTGCAGATTTCGTAGTCTTCAGGCGGACAATCCCATTTCCAAATACTTCCGGCAGGCCACCATGCACCAGTAAAACCGTCTCTGAGACGTTTAATTCTAATTTCTTTTGTCGGATCTTTTGCTGCTGCTTTCAGTTCGGCGTAAGGGTCAGCAACGCGGTACCTGTAGTTATGAAAGTTGAATTCATGGTTTTCGATACTGCCGACAGCAACCCGTCGACCATGCCCAATTAAAAATGCTTCAATCTTCTCCCCACGCTTTGCCGCTTGCAGGATTTCAAGTTGTTCGTCGAGTGTCATGTTAAATACCCCTAATCGAAATTTCAAAGAACCAATAGAATAACAACCACCATACTGTTCCAGCAATAAATCCGATCGTACCTATTAAGAATTTTTCAATAGGATTCATGGTAACTCCTCATCAATTCTTGATTATTTCTTGGAAGACCTTCTGACGGTACTTTCATACAAACATATTCATGACCACCGATCATTATTCTCATTTCCTTATCACATGAAGAACTCATGATACGATGTGTCAAAGAATTAGTCAGCATAATTCCAATCAGAACTCCAACGCAGGTGAATAGAAATCGTTCCATGTTCACCTCGAAAGAATGAATTTGCGAATTGTGTCAAAACATTGTTCACGAGTGATAACCTCGTTATCGACAAGTCGACTATGACTATTGTTTTTGATCAAGAACTCCAAGTCGCCAAGCCGTTGAATCGTTTCACGTTTGCTTGGAACAAGAGTGCTTGAAGGAAGAACGGCACCCTCGTGTTCAACTTTTGTGGACATTCCCGAACCGGTTACTTTCAACATTATACTTCTCCTTACACGTTTGACAAATCCATTTTTGATTACGACCGTTATTGAAAACGATATAACTTCCATCATTGTTCGGTCGTACCTGTTTACAACAAGAACACCATCTTGTTTGTAACTTGAAATTATACTTCGTGGTCTGCGACATACATATGTTCAAGTGACGTTATCAAATTGCTGGTGGCACCAGATTCATAGACGATATTACCAAATTTACGAATCGCACCATAATCGTGAGAAACAAATTTGGTCATAATGATGAATTTATCAGCCCACTTGGCAGCAGATACAAGCTTCTCTTGTGGTGCGTCTTTAAGAAAACGAAATTCGTAACAACCGCTGAGAGCTTCACGCACTTCGTTCTGTTGTGCAGGCAACAGTCCGTAAACTGCAATCTTTTTCAGTTTGGGTTTATCTGACTGTGGCTTAACAACCTCAAGCGGAAGATCAAGTTTTTGCCTTGCTCGAACAATTGCTTCAGCAACCATTTGAACCATTGCATCAGACAACAGTTCAACCAACAAAGATTTCAAATCAGGTTTAACAGGTTCTTCTTTGAGCGGAATAGGTTCAGGTTCTCGTTGATTCTTGGCTAAGAAATCAAGTTCTTCCTCAATCCAAGCTACTTGTTGAACACTTGTAATTTCTCTTCTACGATTTGTCGGAAGTGCCAATTTCTGAGACATACGAATTAGCTCAATCGTCGGCATATTCGGATGTTTAAAGAACTGTTCACGAACTTCTTTTAACAATGCTTCACGTTCACGAAAAGTCCAACGTATTTTCGTAACCATCGTTTATCCCCTATGTTTGCGCTGTAACGTTACGGTACAAACACTATGCCACAACGGTAAATCAACAGCAATACGGGCGGCATAGCGTAAGCTCAGCCGCCCGTACCATATAACCGGCCCAACCACACCGCCGACGTTACCTACAGGTCTTCCCTCAAACCAAGATACGTTGGAAACCGAGGTTTATCTTTACTGCCGCTTGGGAAATATTGATATTTGACAACACGACGATGAACAAGACCAAGCTTTTTGAAACCACCGTTGTTCATACGTTCGCAATCAATGTGTTCACGTTGCCACCACCAGTCACGGGTATTATCATCAAACCCTGTACCGATATTGAATTCAACTCCGGTTTCCAAATCGCGTACAATCAATGCTCCCATCGTGTTCAACGGTATCAGGTTTTCTTGATGGCTGCTACGTTCAGTGTGACCAAGTGCATTGGTCGTGGCTTCATTAGCGTTATGCATCTTTTCTTCCATACCAAGAACCAATGCCTCACTGTCTTCAAAACGTTTGAGTTTCAACAACCATCCTTCTTTGGTAGTTGAACGACCCATCTTGTAGGGGCCGCTCATATGACGAATCATAATACCTTCGTATCCCTGTTCAAGATACATTTCTTCAAATTGAGTAATTTCATTAGCGAAATGTACAAGATGATGAGGAACTTTGTAAACACTACCGAGATTAGTAGTTTCAATTTCAGTGAATCTCAAATGCCACGGTTTTGAATCCACTTTATCGAATACATGGAACTTGACTTCTGGCATCCCATGACGACTCATGACACCCGATGTAGTAGCACGGAAACAATCAGGATCAGTAGGATCACCAACAATAAGTTCACCATCATATCCTTCATATTTCTGTAACCCGTATAAAAATTGAACATATTCATTTGGGATCGGTTTGAGATTGCGACTGACAATGACTCCATTCAAAACAATAGCACGAATGCCGTCCAGTTTCGGACTAACCATCAACGGATATTTCAATGTAGACAAATCATCAGGAGCTTTACCGCTGAGCATCGGTTTGAACGTCATTTCAACCACCCAATCAAAGTAGAAAGTTCAACGTTTGCACCAGCAGCGTTCTTATGTCCACCGCCACCGAACGCTTTCGCAATCGCAGAAACATCATAATCACCGTTGCTACGGAAACTACACTTGACTTTATTGTCAGAACCAAGATACCACACAAGTCCGTAGGTACCAGACTTTAAAGCAAGCTGATGACCGATCTCACTAATATCTTGATCAGTATTGACTACCAGTCCGGTCAAATTCACATCATTCGGCAATTTAAGAAGATCACCGACCATACCGGCAGATACGTCGCATCGACGAGTGTATTGAATTTTAGAATTCACACGAGTCTGTTTAGCTTTCAACAACACCTCACCATCGCGTATAACTGAAGATAAAGCTAACTGATCTTCATACAAGGTTTGCCATTGTTCGAATGACCAAGGACTGTGCGCCCAAATAGCTTCACCGAATTCTTTTGTCCAATCAAGTTTGAATTGCCACCGATCACGATCATCGATCATACGTATAATTTCAGGTGGATAAGTATTAGGATTGAAATAATCCCATGTGATCAACGCACCGCTACGGTCATTATCAAGTTCAACGTGACGATTGCCAATTACTTCTTCAAACTGACCGACTGGCAAATCGTACATTTCAAATGCTGTTTTGTGGTGGTCAAGCCAAACGACTCGCTTAGCACCTTTGAAAAGTTCTTCCATCACATTTTTGGGAAAACTGAAATCCAAAATGTAGAATTCAGAATCTTCAGTAGGTGTAACGTTTGGTAGATTAATCACGTCACTTAACGTTCGAATCTGCCCGTACTTGACAGGGATATATTCGGCAGAATTTTGAAGAGCTTGCCATGCACAAAAAGCCGCACCGAAACCATCAGCGCAATCAGCATGATAAAAAACATACTTCATTTGCGAGAATCCTCATTCATTTTCTCCATAACACCGTTACGGATTTCAATCCATTCATTCATGTCTTCTGTGTTTGCAAACGTCAGCACCAAAGCATGACATTGACCATAAAGGGTCATACCATCCCAAAAACCCTTACCAACAAGAAAATCGGCGACATTACGACGAATCAAATGTACCCCCATCGGTGAGATTTCTTTCAACATTCTTAAAACTCCTCTATAAAATTATCAAGCGTAGTTACGTCAAAACCAACACGGTCAAGATAAAAACTCAATACGTTCAGAAGTTCTATGATCTCTTCCGGGTCTCGTTCTTTACGAAAATATGAACTGAACCAGTTTTTAGGATCATCTAGCATCAGACGTAGAGTACGTTCTTCATCTGCTTTTACAGCAAAATGAATACAGTCATATTTACCAGAATCATGTTGGCGAATGTACTTACCACGCGGGATATAAGTACCCGGATGAAAGGTTTTGTTTTGATCACTCATTATAAGTATCTATTGAAATCAGATTATCGTGGACGAGAACCTTAATCTGGAAGTGTTCTGTTTGCGTGAAGCCCAAACCTTGCGCCGCACCCATACTGTAAGGCGGCGCAAGGTCAATAGCAAATCATTTGCAATCTACTTCAATCCCATTGTCGCAACACCATTCATCTTCCTCCTTATTGTATTTAAGAGAAGAACTGAAATCTGCAAACGGTAAATTTGGATCATATGGTTTACCAATGAATGATTTGCGTTTACAACCTTCTAACAGAGGGCAAAACAACGTATTGCAGTAGATCAGTTCTTCCATGATTATTGTTTCCCTGTTGAACCGAAACCGTTGGCACCACGAGAAGTATCAGTTGAGAACTGAGTAACTTTCATGAATTGTGGATGCAAAGCCAGCATGAAAACGAGTTGGGCAATTCGATCCATCGGTTGAATAGTCACAAAATCATCACTCTCGTTATGCATACAGAGCATCACTTCGCCTTGATAATCGGCATCGATCAAGCCCGGTACGTTACGAGGGCGAATCCCCTTACAACCTAGACCGGAGCGCGGCATGATAACGGCACAGTAAACAAGGTCTGGGTAAAGTTCTGGAATCATTTGATTACCAAACATGAAACTATTTGCATCGGCTCCCATGTGAACAGCAATACCAGTTTTCACTTTTACTGTTTGCCCCGGAAGAATAACAACTTCTTCATTCTCACAGCAACGAAGATCGTATCCTGCTGCTAAATCAGTAGCAGGTTGAAATTCATTCAAACGGCTGTCAAGTAATTTTAATTCCATTAGAAATTCTCCCTGTAAAATTTTGAAATTAAATCTTCTAACTCTGATTCATTGAATTGCCCACCCAGACGGAGGGAGATAATAGTTATTCATTTATCGGCAATCCGTGTGAGCAATATCTATCATCTACCGCGCAAAAACGACAATGATTACCGCGACCGTTGTATTTATTGATATCTCCAGGGATTTCTAACCAAATATCCGTTCGATAACAATTGTCAATTTGATCTAATGTTTCTTGAAACGGTTGGAACAGCTTGTCCATATCTTTGCGCTCAAACCACTGAGGCAATTGATCATTGAAATTAATCCAATGGAAAGTACACTTGACTTTCTCAATCTTGGGATATGTAAGGAAGATGATCCATGCATATAATTGGAGTTGTTTTGACGGACGCACTTTCCCGGTTTTCCAGTCAGCAACTTCCGCTGTCTTATTGTCTTCATCGATTTTCACCCAATCGAGAATACCACGAAACCATACATCTGGATCATCCATTTCACATTGGACAAGACAGTGCTCATTCAACGGATTGATCTTTAGAACTTTGAGCTTTTTCTCTTGAGTTTCAGTTAATGGAATCCATTTGAAAGCAAACTCCTTTTCTGCCTCACCACCTTTGGCATAGAACGTTTCAAGAAGTCGCTTATATTTCACTAGCTCGGGGTCCATGACCCCGGTCTTGAAATAATCTTCAATCAATGCGTGAACACGACTACCTTCATCACCTGCTGCTGATGGCTGTGGAGGAATGATTTTCTTGGCACGTATAAGTTCGTACTTTTTCGGACATTCCATCAACCCGAGTGAACTATACGACCATGAATACTTAGGAATCTCCATAACGTTCTCCATGAACACCGTCAATAAGACCATTCATATCAAATGTTACAGTTACTGACTTCACATTACCCTGTGTACCTTCTTTAAATCTATCAATTTTAATTCGATAAACTACATCTTCGAGTCGTTCAATCTCGGCACGAAGAGCAATAATTTCATTTGCCATCGAAGAGATAAGGTTCTTATTTTCAAGAGCCTTATTTTCATTCATTACTTTTTGAGCGTCTTCAACGACGTCTCGTTTCCAATGGGTATTACTCATAATTCATCCTTTCTTAAATCAAATGCGACTAATTCCATATTGATAAGCCTTCTTCCAATAAATCTTTACATCAGTACGAATGGCTCCGCCCCATGAAGTCTTAGTTTCTTTTTGAACTGTTTGTACAAATCCGGGATACTTTTGTGCAAGAGATTTTGCAGCTTCTGCTTGAACTTCCAACGTACGGTATTCTTTGCAGCCACCAGCAAGATTAGAACCGGGTTGATTATTTGTGAACATATGATTTTCAATATTTTTATATCCGGCCATCAACATTGTAAGTGTCACATCAAAGTCTTCCATAACTTTGAGTGAAGTAAAATTCGCACCCGAGTTTTGAAACTTTTTACGATTGATTGAGAACACACGCATAATACGAGTGTTCTCAGATTGACGACCTTCTTTGCGATTATTCCCTTCACGACTGCTAATACCAGCCATTGCATAAGGTGTATCATCCTCGGTACTAAGCCGCAGCCAATGTACCATAGCAGTAATGTCAGAAGGTTCTGCGGGGCTTAGGTAAAGCGGGTTATCATCACGTTTACCCCGTACCGCAAACACAAGGTCATCATCCATCATGATTACGTGTGGTTCATTTTGAACATACTCCATAATGAACTGGCGAGTATGACCAATACCCTTCGGAAGAGTGTCTGGTTCTGCAATTACTTTGTAACCAGCTTGAAACAGTTTTTCAGCCTCATGCGGGCGCGCAACAAGACGATAATCTACCCCAGCTTCATGCAAAGATTTCGCGGTAATTTGTTTGTCAATTCTACCAAGCGTCGGAATATATACTGTCATTCAATGTTCCTTTATAAGATTAACGAATACCAAGGTCAATAAGTAGACTGCGCGCTTCGTTCAAATACCAATTATAGTTTATATTGTTTGGAAAATCAATAGGCAGCTCCATAATAGGTTGACAACCGTCGGTTTTTGGTACTTTGTTACCAGAGGTTCGATAGTAGATGATACCTTTAGAATCAGTTGAATAGTACCACCGCACCGTTTTCCCAAGATATTCCTCACCATAAAAACCGCCACCACGCACCGCTCGAACGCTGATGAATTTCGTAATGTCTTTACATTCACGAATAGTTTGTTCTAATGGTGTACCGTCTTTAAGGTGATTGATTACAGCAACTTTACAAATATCTACTTCAGGGTTCTTTTGCAAACTACCTTCACTAAAGGTTCCTTTAGTTTTGACCTTACCATCAATTCCAATTGCGATATAGTTGTTCACATCACGACTGTAGATAGCACGGTATTCAGTTTCCTCAGTCGTATAGTTGGTCAATGCTTCAAACTCGGTAAAGATTGCAAGCATCGTATTTCGTCTATCACGATGACATTTGATAACAATACCGTCTGTATTAGCCGAGATTACTGAGATACCCTGTTGCTCAAGTTGTTCAATCAGCATGAGAAGAGTGAGTTGCCCAGTCACTGTAACTTGAATCATCAAGTCAGGTGCATAAATCGGGCTATAAACAGAACCGAGTTTACCAAAAGTTCCGTTAATGGTAATCTTTAAAGACTCTTGAACTACTTTTGCGGCCTCGCGTTCTTCCTTGGTAGGTGCCGATTTAGAAAGGTCTTTCGATACCAACCTTCGGTTTACCAACTCTTCGTATACATCTAGAAACTGTGGTCCAAGGTTTTCCGGATATAACCGGTTGACCAGAATAATGAACGGGTAATAACTGGCAAAGTCCCGGTCATAAATTTTCTCATAGTCGTTTGCCACAACGGATTGTTTTTTCTCTTGGGAGTGTAAACCTCCGATACCCATTTGGTATTTGCTGTTGCCGATATTAATTACAAGGTCAGCAAGTTCTTTGGTCATTTCAATTTGACCATTAGTTTTCGCTGTAAATGGTGAATTAAGAACTAGGTCCAAAACCTTTTGCAATTTCTCAGTTTGAAATGAGATGTATTCAGGTTTCTTGTAATAGAACACACGCTCTTTAACCGAGGGTTTTGAAACAACTCGCCCAGTTTTCCGTTGTAGTTCTGCTTTGATTACTGCTTCTGCCACCTGTGCGTCAGACTTAGAACGTAAGTCTGTTTTGTATTCGTAACTCATCCTACGCCGAAGCTCGATACGCTCACGCACAAGTTGAAACAACCGTGCGGTAGAATCAATATCATTCAAACAGTACGTCTTGACTTCTTGCTTCTGACTATTTGTCAAAGTAAGATCTGGATCGTACGGAAGGTCTTGCATCTTTGGCACATGAATGCGACCTTGGTACGATTTAAGGCTGACCATCACACCGGGAACCACTTCATTGATATCAATATGGTTCCAACTAGGTTCTCGAAGTTTGAAATGGCGATAAAACTGCCAAGGCTTCATATTGTGAAGCACAATAGCATCACTTGCATCTTTTAATTGCTCAAGTGATGCATTTTTCTGTACCGCCAAAGTCAACATTGGAACATCGTAATTATTACCGTTGAAAGTCACTGACACAGTAGAATTGAGATATTCATTAACTGCGCTAGTATCTAAACTATTGTTCTCATCAGCTTCAAAAGCGGTTACGTTACCATCTTGATCTACAAATTGGACCAAGAAATAGTTCGGATAACATTCAATATCAAGTACGGAATACTTTTCAAGCGGGGTCATTCTCTTCCTCTATTTCTTTCAATAAACCAGCGATTTCTGCATCTTTCTCAGCTTTTCGCCAAACGGCTTCAGGAACTTTTGCCATCAACATAAAACAGTCTTGACAAAAGTTGTGAAGTTTATCTAAATCAAGTTCTGAAACAGTACCGTTACGTATATCATTAAGAACACGATTTACATTCTTACGATAATGGATACGTAACTCTGCCCACGATGTATCGTAATTCTTACTCATTTCGGCCAAACGTATTCAAGATTATCTGGTTCAGACCAATCGAATTGTCCATACCAATCTGGGTTTTTACGCAAAAGATTTGAACGATGACTAGCATGAAATTCATCATTACCCAGCCATTTTGGTGGCGTATGATGATCTTTAAATTCTTCGGAAAAGCTGATAATTTTCTCAAGACACGTATCGTTATAACCGCGCCTGCGCCATTCAAGACAGATCTCAACTCCATATGCGATTAGTACAAATTCATGACCTTTCCACATACGGGCAGCAGGATGATTATACCAAGGAGTTGTTCGCACTCGTGGACCGTTGGCTGTGTCGTAAGTTTGTTTAGGTCCGATCGCTAGTGCGTTGAGTAGTTGAAGTACTTCAACTCGCTGTTTACCAAGTCGTTTGGTGTCAAGACACTTGGCAGAAATCACGAAACCGTCAAATGGGAGAAACGTTTGCATTATTCATACCCCCAAGTATGACCACATTGCTGACATTGAAGATAATCAACTTCAGGAGCAGTCATATCACCCTAGCGATGAATATGAATAATGTCAACATATTCATCGCATTTAGGACAATGTTGATATTTGGGCGAAGTGTTGCTTTGAGCCAGATACTCATTCAAATACTTTTGAGTATCTTCTCCTTCAGGTACGGTGAGTTCAAAATAATCATCACCTTTCCAAGGAGTCATTTGCTCAACTTCGTCTTCATAGCACCAACTATCGTCGGGCCAAACGTAAATGGTAATCATTTATTTCTCCTATAAGTGGCAACCGCCGCAACCCTATAATAGCGCCACCCACAGTTCCGGGCAAGCGTTTATCTGGTCCCCGGAACCGGAATCGAACCGGTACACCATCACTGGTGAGGGATTTTATACTTCTTTCAACTTCCAATATTTGACTGGTAGCGTTTCGTCTGCGACATATTTGGACAACTTGCCGTTCTGTATCATCGCCCCATACAACCCTGTGCACTGTCTAGAACAAAACGGCGAAGCTCTTTTCTGCTTAATCATCCTATTATGTCTCGTATGATGTATTTCCGTTGGTACTCCGCAATAGACACAAGGTAATGTTACAATCTTGGATCTATTGACATCTAACTTAGCATGTTCTGATCGAATCAGCACTTGTAAGTTTTCTATCCTGTCATCTGTATAGTCGCAATTGATATGGTCAACCGTTTCGTTTTCATTCAATGTACGACCTAAATGTTGTTCCATCAGATATTTAGGATATGAAACAGTTTTACGAATATTTGGATGTTCGTAAATAATCACGTGTTTTCTACCATCTTTCCGCAAATATGGGCCGTATACCTTCATTTCTAATCCTGTTAAATGGTGCCTGAGGTCGGACTCGAACCGACAAACCTAACGGTGCGAATTCTTAAGACTCGTGTGTTTACCAATTTCACCACTCAGGCCGTACTATATTTTAACAGGGTGTAACCTATTAAACAACTTGTGTCTACCAATTTCACCATCCGGGGGGGGGGTGGCGGAAACGGTGGGATTCGAACCCACGATACCTTTCGGTATGACGGTTTTCAAGACCGTTGTATTCAACCGCTCTACCACGTTTCCAATTTGATTTACGCCCCGGCTAGTTCTTTCCGTAGATTGTGGATATAGCTTTCCATCTCGCCAAGGCACTTTGGATTAGGCTCAAGCAGCATTTCTTCCATGTAGTACAAGTCCTTCAGTTCGGTGAGAGCCTCCACCATCTTCTTCAGGACAATGCGTTTCTGCTTGGTCAGTTCATCCATGATATCGCCCCACATTGCGTAGCAGCCTACGCAGGTTAGGTGTTGGTGGCCGGTGCTGATCTCCGGCTTTCGTCCATTTATCCAGTGCCTACTGGAAGCGTGAAGCCTTTTCGGTCGTCTAGGACGCACAAGGTATTACGTATCAGCCTACGCATTCACCAACAAGGGTGGCGACTGCCTTAAGGTGGCTCATACGCACATTTGGTTTGCTGCCGCATTCCAAGGCTGACGTACCTGTTGCCCAATCGCCACTCGTGTTGTCTCTGTCTCTCCAGAGTGTCTCGCCATCGGTGTAGCAGCTTGCACCACATCACCGAGTCAACCATCAGTCTCGCCCTAAGCGTTTGGGCCTCATTACAGGGATGGTTCCCGCCAGATCGTTAGTGCCTCATATCTGGAAAGCCGGTTTAACGACAGTAGGAATGTCAGCCGCACGGCTAAATGTAATTCTTTGGTGGGCCTGCACGGACTTGAACCGTGGACCAAAGGATTATGAGTCCTCTGCTCTAACCAACTGAGCTACAGGCCCATAGAGATGATGACTGACTATTTGCTCGCACTCACTGGAATTATCGCGAATAACCAGATCTTTGTACGAGTTACATAACGCTTGATCATAGCCTCTGGGCTTCAATCATCATCTCTATGGTGCCCGATGTCTGATTCGAACAGACGACCACATGATTACAAATCAAGTGCTCTACCTACTGAGCTAATCGGGCGATGGTCGGAGATATAGGATTTGAACCTACGACCCTCTGCTCCCAAAGCAGATGCGCTACCGGGCTGCGCTAATCTCCGTTTGTTTCTCTTCAGGTTCTTTCGGCTCTTTAGTAGCTTCAAGACCTGCAATCATTACAGCAATCGCTCCAAAAAGAATGAACAATCCAACCACATCTGCAAGACCTTTTTGTTCATGTTTCATTTTAGTTCCTTTGTAACGTTTGCCGTAACAAATGCAATTATACCAGCTAAATTTTCAATTGCTAGTCCTGATTTACATAACCTCGGCCCGGTTCTGAGTCAGAAAAGATCGCTTCTTCAACTTCCATCTGTGCGGCCAACAGTTTAGTTTTCTCAAGTTCGATATATTTCTCAAGAAAGTGTTGAGCTTTTTCAAGATCTTGCAAACCGTTCTTTTTCTTCCAACGAGTCACATATTTAGTGATTTGACCTTGGAAATAGTCAAAATTGTGACTTGCTGCATAGTTCCAATGTTCTATAACATCGCCAACTTTATAATGATTACCGCCCACTTGCTTCTTGTCAGCTTCACTCATTTGTTCACCTCATTGCAAGAACTCACGTGTTTATCAAAGTTGTTTTCAAAAATTTTGTCAGTTTTTCTCATAATATTTCCCACCAACCTGACAATCATTTGCTGACATGTTCTTCCCTTTTCTCAAGCCAATGAATTGCTGCGAGTTTCCAATCACAATCTGCAATTGCACTGATATATTTTAAACCATCCTTGTTCTCTTTGTGTGCGCGATGTACAATTGCCATCGGTTTAGCAACTTTTTCAAAGAAAGGATCCACATATTTCCGTCCAGACCATGGACATTCCATCCACTCATTTAGTTCCTTATTCCAAAGACTCGGGAACGTAATTAGAGGAAATGGTTTAACCACACCGCTATGGTACGGGTCCACGACGCTCAATGGCAAATCTTTTACACGTTGCCAAACAGAGTTGTCGACATAAGCATGGACACAGTTTGAAATCTGTGTGTAAGAACCGACAGGAATACCGGACATTCTTGCAACGTATTCATGTATAATCGACATATGGACGACGTTAGCCCCAGTCATACCGTATACGTAGTCATTACTACGATTATACACCGTCCAATCTAATTTACCATTTCTTACTCGCGGTGTAATTACGATGTTACATGCGTGATCTTTTGAATCGTTTCGTTTGTCTTGATCACTTGGATCATGTATTTGTAAGACGATACGGCGGTCATCTGGATTGCTTCGAAGTTTTCGTATGGTAGTGTCCAATTGGTCAAATCCAAACGCATGGCGGAGTCGATACCCGTAAGGCGCATTGAAGACGATCCCGTCGTCGCTGTATTGGGCCATTCCTTTATTGTACTCATCAAGGAATGCGACATCTTGGCGACCGGCCAACATCCATAAGGATTCAAATAAATGGAAGAAAGGATTAGCGTCTCTTTCAGGGGAGAATAATACTCGTTCATCTGATTGTAAGTAAGTGACCCCCATGGGTTCCAGAAGTTCAAGAGTTGGTCCATTGCGGCTATCCCTCAGTTTACCTTCACGATTAAGATAGAAAATACCGATCGGAAAAACATAATTCACATTACGTTGAGTTATAACGTACATCATACCCCCGAATAATTAGCACGAACAGAACCTTCACCCTTTTTCAGACGAAGGTATTTATCAAATTCACACATACAGTTTTGCACATCATGAATCGGTAAATGGATACCTACCTTTTTCTCTATTTCAGCACGAATCATTTTCAATTCCATTAAACCGAGTTCTTGTTTAACACTACGTTCGGTTGGACGACCATGGTAACGATTCAAACCACGTTTACTTCCAGGACCAAGTGGTGCCCAATCATCCCAATCGACTGCTTTTTCTAATACAGGATCAACGTACTTCAAATCGGCAATAACTTGGCCAGCCATGAAACTACCGAGACCATCAAATTGAATCAAATGTTCCCAATATGAATGTAACGATGGCGGAGGATACATACCCTTGAACCATCCACTAGGTGAAACGCCTTTCTCCCAAATTGGTGTAAGGA